TGGATTTGCTGGCTCGTCTCTCTGCGGACATCTCTAAGATGTTCCTAATCAAGGAACGCGAGGCACTGAATGCGATTGAGAGTCTGGACCCTGAACGTGATAAGGAGGCGGCAGAGGCCGCAGAGCAAGAGGTAAAGAGTTATCGCACTATCCGACTCAAGCTCAAGACGACCAGCTTCAAGGACAATGTGATGCGCGAGTGTAAGGTGTTGTTCCGTGACTCCAAGTTCTTGGAGAATCTAGATAACAACAAGCATCTGCTCGCCTTTACGAATGGAGTCTTTGATACACAGACTCGCACCTTCCGTCCCGGAAAGCCGGACGACTACATCAGCTTCTGCACCAACGTTCCGTATCCGGAAGATGCGCCCTATCATGCGCACAAGTGTTGGGCTGAGATTGAGAGATTCATCGTCAGCATCTTACCCAATCCTCTGGTTCGCATGTACTTTCTGCTGATTCTCGCGTCGTGCCTGTCCGGTGAGACCAATCAGAGGTTTCACATTATGACGGGTTCCGGTTCAAACGGCAAGTCTATGTTGATGAAGCTGATGTTGAATGCGATGGGTGATTACGGTTATGCGGCAGACATCGCCATCTTCACCCAGAAGCGTGGTCAGTCTGGAGCAGCCGCACCTCAGATGGTTCGTATGCGTGGTCGTCGTTTTGTGACGATGTCGGAGCCCGATGAGGGTGAGCCTCTGGCGTCTGCTTTGCTGAAGTTTCTGACCGGTTGCGACAAGATTACTGTCCGTGACCTCTACGCAGGTTCCAAGCAGATGGTGGAGTTTGAAATCATGTGCAAGTTCTTCTTGAGCTGTAACGAGAAGCCTCCTGTTCGCACTGTGGATGGAGGTACGTGGCGCCGTATCAAGGTTGTGGATTTCCCGAACAAGTTCGTACATGAGCCGAAGCTACCGAACGAGCACCCAATTGATGAGACCATTATGGAGAAGACTGGTTCTGCAGAATGGGCTGCATGTTTCATGGCCTACCTGGTTCACCTCTACACACACGAGGTTCCAAAGCACCCGGGTCTGGTGCCTCCTAAGGAGGTGGATGTCTACACGAGCGAGTATAAGACGGAGTCGGATGTGATTGCCCAGTTTATTGACGAACATGTTCATGTTCGCGAATCTGCGGGCGAGCCTGTGGTGTGGACGGATATCTCGTCGACATTCCAGGAGTGGAAGAGGCGTAACGAGGTTACTCGTGGAAGCGCTCAAGACCTAAAGAAGAGGATGGAAGAGAGATATGGAAAGTATCCTAGGAACGGTTGGACCGGGTTTACTTTCGGCGTGGCTTAAGCTTGCGGCTCTTCTTCCCACCGCGACGAGTCTTGGCCTTCCGCTTACGACCACCCTGAACACCATCCGTCATGCCCGACGGGTTCTCAACCACGGGCTGTGCGACTTGCTCTTGCGAAGTTCCAGTGACCGACTTCCACCAATTTGATAAAGCTTCCATTGTTTCTTAATGTTTATTTTTTGATTTAAGCCGGCTTAAGCAGTCTTGCCGGCGCCAATCTTGGAGAGGTAGTAGGTCCTCAGCACACCGATGGCGTAGACAACAACCGCGAAGGAAATCATCAACTGGATGGTCGCGGCGATGAGCTCGCCAGTCTTCAGGGTCACGCCACCCACGACCACGACGGACTCGGAGATACCCTTGCTACCCAGAGGGGCCAGCAGGGGAGCGACCACGCCATCCACCAGGGCGGAGAAGAAACGGGCAACCACAGAGCCCAGGTAGAACGCAGCAGCGAGGATGATGATGTCCTTGGTATCGAGCATTTTGTTTGTAAGTGTGGATAATCTTTTGAACGAAGTGAATAATGGGAATCGATACCCGATACTGGGGGCCGAGTGCGTGGCAACTTTTTCATTTGATTGCCTTTTTCAGTCCCAATCCGCAGGACACGCTGTTGGATATCAAGGACATGCTGCCCTGTAAGTTCTGCAGGGCAAGTACGACTGAGTTTACGGCGTCTATGCCGATTTCGTCCTGTAACGACCCCGGTCGGTGGCTCTACGACCTCCACAACAAGGTCAATCACAAGTTGAGGACACAGGCCAAGACTGACCCGATGGTGATTACGCCTGACCCCGACCCTTCCTTTGAAGAGGTCAAGACGAGATATACCCGTATAGCCCAGGCTAAACCCACGGCTGTTCCGGGTCGTGACTTTTTGATGTCAGTGGCAGTGAACTATGGTGACACCGTTCCGGTGGAATGCGACGTCCAAGCCATTCACAAGACCTTTTGGATTCGCATGGGCCAGGTCTATCCTTTTGAGGACCTGCGTGGAATTGTTGCCAAGTATGTAGAGACACATTCCATAGAGGACGCACTCAAAAACCGAAAGACCTACAGCAAGTGGGTGTATGGACTTTTGAAGAAGCTGTCTGCAAAAGTCAAGGCACCGATTCCAACCTATGCCGGATACATCCAGCACGTCATGTATTACAAGAGTGGTTGTGAAAAGAAGACCTACAAGGGAAAAACTTGTAGAACCTTGAAGGGTGGAGGACGGACAAAAAGCAGGGATTATAAGAGAACACAACGAGTTTCTCATCGTAATCTCTTATAAGGATGGATATGGGACAGACATCTCTTGCCCTTGTTTCAATGGGTCTTCTCGTATACTTTGCTATTTACGTGTATTGCCGCCACTGCCGGAAGCCTGAAGAGCCTCGAGCTGACGAATACGTTTAGCCGAGTAACACGTGTCCTTTCCGCGTGCCTTGTCCTTGGCGGACTTCTTACTTTCTCTGCGAGTCTTGGGTTCGGAATCCATTCTGTGGGTAAGAGTTACTTCTTACGCAGATTGGAATCCATTTTAGTGCTTGCGACCACCCTTGCGAGACTTCTTGGCCTTGCGGGTGCGACGACGACCGCCAGTAGCCGCAGCAGGAGCAGACTCCACAGGAGCGGGGCTCATAGCACCACCCTTCTTGTAGGTCTTCTTGGCCATCTTCAGCACGGCAGACAAGGGCTTACCCTTGTTCGCCTTCATCGTCTTCTTCACGTGAGACATCCACGCACTACGCTTACCACCGGTTGCTGCTTCACCCTCCATTTTTATTGAGAACGCAAGAAAGATTCCGTACGCAGCGCCTCTGGTTTTTCGCGGAACCCTCCCCCGCTCTGGTCGTAGAGATTCCACTGACAGCCGAGATACATCGGCTTGTCCCACTTTACATTCACTGTTCGCAACTCGGGGTCGGGTGCAACCAGTGTAAGATTGTCGCGGTTGTAACGAATCAGTTCCTTCTCATCGCGAGAGTGCGCGGCTTGTTGATAGGTCAACCTACGGAGAGTAGATTCATTCCAGTTCAAATTCACGAGCGTCTCCAATTCGGTACCCTGAACGGTTCCACCCGACACAATCAACACCTTGCCCTTCAACGAATCCAGCGGCAACGATGCAACCTTCTTATGGGTCGTCACAAGCCGCCTACGAACTGTCGTCAGGAGATGTTCGGCAATCCGATTCAGTGTGACGGTCTTCTCGGTGTGGGGCACAATAGACAAAATGAACGGGTCGTTCGAAGGGAATGCATCGTTCGCAATCATCACACACACCTGCTCAAAAGTAATGTTCTCGGTTGCGTAATCATACCCATCGTTCTGGGGGTGAAGCGCAACAACCGGATGGTCTTGCTCGTCGGAATACACGTGGACCTCCAACAGACGAGTTCCACGAGCCAACGCAGTAGGAATATCCTCAAAGACCGAACCCGGAACATAATAGTCACATAGTCTCTTTCTAGACATCATCGTAGGCTGTTCGCCAAGGGTCTCGTCATACAAGAGATACCCGATAAACAAGAGTAACAATACGGCGATAAGCCACTCCATTATTCATTGCGGACAAATCTATTTCGGCATCTGGAACAGTAGATTACGAAACGAGTTAATCACATCGTCCGGAATCTTCTCATTCATCGGCAGGTTCATCAGGCAGGCGTAATGGAAATACAGGCAATACATTCCGCACTCAGAATCCTTGTATTGGTGGCGTGTCTTGTTAAAGGTCATCTTCATTCCCTTCTTGTGGATTCCTGTTGCATCCCATTGTTCCTTCCAACGCTTCATTAGTGTCTTGACTTCCTTCTCCGGTTCCTCCGCATAGGAATCAAAATATGTGACGCGAGGATATTCCAACTCGGGACGAATATCGCAAAACACCGCAACCCAATGCTGGCCGGGTCCATCGTGTGGGTCTGTGTTGATGACAATTCCAATTCGCTGCTTTCCCTTGTCGTAAATGTCCTTGAGCTTCATAGAACACAGCGCAGAGACCAGACACTTTTGCGTTTCACTCTTCAGGTCAAAGTCAATTGGCACCGTTGCGACATAATAGTAATCGGCAAACACATCCGTGTAGCTCTTCTCCAAAGCGTCAATGTCGTCAGAAGATAACCAATCATAGCGATTCAGCGCCCACTCCTTCGGGGCTTTCGGTTTACGAAGCAAAGAGGCTACAATACACTCTGCACGACCCGTATTGCACTTCTCTCGTAAGCGAGATTGCAGCGACCTCCAGACCGTCTCTGTATCACCTTTTGGAATAGGCTTCTCCTTGGCGTTTTCCTTATTGTACACTGTCCGGAGACGCTCAATCTCCTCTTCGTCAAAGACCGACATTCCTCTTGTTCAAAACGGACACTTTTAATCCTTGTCTAGGAACACCAATGGAGTCGCTAAAGCCTATTCTCAGTCGTTATCTAGATGTTAGTAAGCGTTTGAATGAGGTCAACGCTCAAGCAAAGGAGTTGCGTGAGAGTCGCCAAGAAGTGGAGATGGATTTGGCGGCTGCGTATAACGAGTCTCGTATTAAGGAGCCACTGCCCGACAAGATTGACCTTCACAAGTCCAAAATGCTCTTCATGGTGAAGAAGCCGGGTGAATGGAAAAAGGGTTGGACCCTTTCCAAGAAGCAGTTGGAGTCGTATCTGAAGGACATTCTACCGGAGCATGGTGAGAATGTGTTTAAGGAGATTGTGCGTCGCCACGAGCCTACGCTGGTGGTGGATGACTATTCGTTTGACCTGAAGCCGGTTGAATCAGATTAAAGCAAAGGATGAGACGACAAGACACAGGCGTCTTATCGATTCCGTTATCCACAATTTCAAGCATACGACTTGTTGTTGGAAAGTTCTTGAGGTAGTCTTTTAGAACTTCCCATATCTCTTTTTGCACCGCTTTTGGGTCGCCAAACCGTCTGTAGACGTATGGAAATACTCCCGCCGTAATACGGAAGCAAAGACGCCCGTCTTGCTTGTTGATGCTTTCTGTGATTTCGCGTTGGAGTTCTGTAACGACATACTCAGGAGAAGCCAGACCGTTTAGCACACATTCGCGAAACTCTATCGTGCGATTCTCGTTCGTGCTCTTTACAAACGCGTTCAGCTTTTCCCAGGTAATTGGTAGTTCCATTCTGTAGAGGGTTACTTCATTGGTATAAAATCATGAGATTCCATTTTGGGTGCTTTGAGTGAATCGCGAACTTCGCGTAACATCTCCTGCATTTTTTGAATATCTTCTTCAACTGCTTGTATACTCCGTTCTACCAGAAATCCTGAATGGATTCGGCCGATATATGGAGTCATCTCTCTATGGAGAGATACAACGCGCGCAGTGAGATTCGCCAAAGGTCTGACCATTAAGTTATGATGTTGTTGCGAGATATTTTTAAATGAGTATATACAAAATGATTGACGCCAACGTGATTGTCCCCGTGATTCTGTTCATCCTGCTGTCGCCCGGCGTGCTGCTGTCCCTGCCGCCCGGTTCTTCTCACCTGGTCCAGGTCGTGACTCATGCCGTGGTGTTTGGTGCGGTCTACACTGGTCTGCGTATGGTGTTCCCCCAATACTATTAAAACGGAACAACCTTAACTAAAGGAAATAACTGTAATGGAACTCTATTGCCCCTATAACCCAGCAAACCGATTCTTTCGCGAAAGCGATATTCACAAAATCCTACACAAGCATGGGCTGCCTCACTATCGGGTGAGCAACCCACGCGTGTTTCAGACCGCTATGGTGCATACGACCTATGTGCGACGATTGGAATATACAACACCGGACGGTCAACCAGCTCAGTTGGCTCCTTGTCCTCCAGGGGTTATGCCTCTTCAAGACGAATCCTACGAGTGTCTGGAATTTGAAGGTGATTCAGTCTTGGGAGTTTGTGTAGCCACCTATCTTCGCAAAAAGTACCCCGAAAAGAAGCAGGGTTTCCTTACGGATGCTCGCAAGATGCTCGTCAACAATGAAACCATAGGCCAACTCTCGAAGCGAATTGGATTGGATAGATTCTATGTGATTTCGCGTCACAATGAGGAATCAGCCGCCATCAATGGACGCAACAATACCAAGAAACTAGGCGATATCTTTGAAGCCTTTATAGGTGCGCTGTGGACGGATTGTGGAAACCGATTTCATATCGCATATACCTTTGTAACCTCTGTGATGGAGGCATACCTAGATATTGAGGAAGTCATTCATGAAACGACCAATTACAAGGACCTCTTCCAAAAGTATTATCAACGTGAGAAGAAGTGCACGCCGATTTACGAGATGATAACCAATGACCCGAAGAAGAATGAGATTACTGTAGTAGTCTGTGACCCCGATGGAACTCGTCTAGCCTTTGGGTCTGGGTCTACGCGCAAGAAGGCTGAACAGATGGCTGCTCGGGAGGCTCTACAGAGAAACCTGTCGTAGAATTGATACATTCTTAGACAGTATGGGTGCTGTGGTTTCAAGTTTGCCATTGTTTTGTAGTAGTTCGTTCAAGGATTCCTTGGTTTCCTCTTTTTCAAATTTCGTATCACCTGTCCCAAATACATTTCCAAGACCACTCTTAATATTCAGAACGGAAGGCATATTACTACTGAGTTTTGTCTGTATATATTCAATACCCGCTTTGTAATCTTGAATTGTTGATATATCAACCATGTATGGTATTTTGTAATCGTTGTTCGGGTTATTCTTTCGAGCCTGTTGTAAGTCTGCCTCGAGAGCAGCAATTACATTTTTTGCCGCCACCACGACTTGAGGAGGCGCTCCACCCCTAAACTTCTTCTGTGTAATCAGACGACCCCTGCGATACTTCTTGAGCGTCCGCCCACGCTTCTGAAGCACACTCTTGGTGCAAATGGCGATTGCCGCAGACTCCTTGTTGGAACCCTTGCGAGCACGCACCGTCTTTTTCACCGATTTCACACACCGACTAAACTTAGACGACAGTCGAGTTCTTGCCATTTATACCTTCTCTACAAATTCTGCTTCGTGTGAAGTAGAATTTATCCTTACGAAGTATAAAGACAAATGGGCGGCGGTTTACTTCAACTCGTGGCATTTGGGGCACAGGACGCATATCTTTCTTCCAACCCCCACATTACCTTCTGGAAGATTTTGTATAAGAGGCACACCAACTTCGCCATTGAGGCGTTCCGTGTGAACTTTACCGGTGCGCCCATGTATGGTCAGCGTATCGTCGCGGTGGTGAATCGCAACGCCGACCTCATCTGGAAGACCTATGTGGAGGTGACTCTGCCGAATACGAATAACGGGATTGCTGCATTGAACAGCTGGACTGTAGGTGCTCAGCGTCGTCTGGGTTACCTCCTGCTCAAGCAGATTGAGGTGGAAATTGGCGGTCAGATTATCGACCGTCACTATGGCGAGTGGCTGTACCTGTGGGAAACCCTCACGGCCGACTTTGACACCGCGATGAAGCTAGATAACATGGTGGGTGGTCAGTATACAGGCGCAGATTCTGGCGGCGTGGCTTGTAATGGACGCCCAGATGTTCTCTACATCCCCCTTCAGTTCTGGTTCAATCGTAATCCTGGTCTGGCTCTGCCTCTCATTGCTCTGCAGTATCACGAGGTTCGCTTCAATATCATCCTAGAGGATGCTGTGAATCTGGTGAAGGCCCAGAGTAACACGGCCAGCAGTGTATCTGCAGCGGCTGCTGCTCTTCCCGCACTTACCGATATGGCTCTGTATATGGACTATGTCTATCTGGACGTTGACGAGCGCCGCAGGTTTGCTCAGGAGAGCCACGAGTATCTGATTGACCAACTCCAGTATACAGGCCAGCAGACCATCACGACTTCTTCCGGTCGTCTGGATCTCACTCTCAATCATCCCGTGAAGGAACTCATTTGGGTGTTCCAGGATGCTCGTAAGACAGATTGTTCGATTCCTTCTGCTGGTCCTACACCTGCAAGTGGAAATAACTATGTCGCCCTCTCCTACACCCAGCCTTTCAGTTATGATGACATCGTCAATCGTGCTCGCCTGCAAATCAACGGTCAGGATAGGTTCGACGAGAGATACGGTGATTATTTCTGGAAAGTGCAGCCATATCAACATCACTCGGGTGGTGCATTTACTCGTTACGTCGGTCAGACAACCGCAGTTCCTACAACTACTCCCAACCCTATCAACGTGTATTCCTTCGCCATCCAGCCCGAGGAGCACCAGCCGTCCGGCACCTGCAACTTCTCTCGCATTGATACGGCAACACTGGTTTTTGACAGCAAGAAGCCGGCGGATGGTTCTGATAATGGAACTTACCCCAGTAAGAACTACCCCTACAACTTCCGTATGTATGCGGTCAACTATAACATATTCCGCATCATGAGTGGTATGGGCGGTCTGGCTTACAGCAACTAAGTGTGTTAACTCCAAAGATGTTCTGGGGTCATCACCTGCTGCTGAACGCTCGCGCTTGTGTTCCGGCTACGATTCGGTCCAAGCCACTGATTGAAGAGTTTAGTCGTGAGTTGGTGAGGAGGATTGATATGGTTCCTTACGGGAAGCCGCAAGTCGTGATGTTTGGAAGTGGAAACAAGAAGGGTTATACGCTGGTGCAGTTGATTGAGACATCCAACATCACCGCGCATTTCGTAGAGGAGACAGATGATATGTATTTAGATGTCTTTTCGTGCAAGGAATTTGAGATGAAGACAGTCCAGGATGTTGTGTATTGGTATTTTAAACCATCCTACGTGGATACCAAGTCTGTGACGCGAGATGCGTCTATGTATATGCAGTAAACTGAGGACCGCACATTCCGGAGCCCAGTGAAACCATAAACACAAACAACCCAAACAGAACCCACTCCCACATGAATAAAAGAAAACAGCATAGCAATAAATGGGTATTCCACGTGTTTATTGGTATGTTCTGCTGATTGTTATGCTAGAGACCCTTGCGATGGGTTGCTTTAAGAGGAGCATTGATAACAACGCCTTCTTTGCGTTGGGTGTCTTGTTCTACGCTGCTGTAGGGTATTTGCTGCGAATGACTATGAATGCGACAGGCATGGCGATGACGAACGCATTATGGTCGGGTATGTCTGTCTTTGCGACAACGGTTGTAGGTATTCTGCTTTTCAAAGAAGTTCTCCATTTCCACGACTACATCGCAATTGCGATGATTGTGTCGGGTGTGATGATTCTCAAGGTTACTGAATAGGACTGCGAAAAATAAGACCATTCTTAAAGGAATACGCGTAGACAGGTTTCAGTTCATCCAACCCATCAAACGCAACCGTAAAGCAGTTCTTGACTCGCTTCATGGCGTCCTCTGCTGCACTGAATGTAGTAAAGAGCCGAACGTCTTCCCACTCCGCTCCTCCTTGTGGAACCAACATGAATATCATTTCTTAGCTTTCAGGTCTATCTCTGTAAGCGATGTGTTAGGAATACATTTACCGATGCCTAAAGTTTGCTGAACCATGACCGGAACCGGTCCAGAACCCGGACACTTGACGTGGTCGTATCCCAGCGAATGCCCCATTTCATGCGAAACCATATACTGACGATATCGTTCCAATGGAAGTTTGGAGGCTTCTGCGCCGTGTATCCACCGGTCAGAATTCAACCAGATTTCATTCCCATTGATTGTCGCACACGACAGCCGTTCGTCCATACAGCCCTGCGTCTTCAATGTGGTCGGACTGGATAACCGAATCACCTTCGCAGGACCTTTCGCAGCATACACAAATTCGTGAAACTGCGCCCATCCATTCGGGTCTGCGAGGTAGATGGTCACTTCGTCTCTGAACTTTTTCGGGTCATACTTTACATCCGGGTCTACAACCGTCCGGAATCTCATTATCTAGAAAACGGAAACCTTTCTGCGAACACCGCACTATGTATCCCACAGAATGACTCCTCTTATCAAGTCCATCCTTCGTCTTCAGCGTTCTTGCGTTCTTCCTCCCAAGGTTGCGAGTATGTGTGAGACCGGTTGTATCTACCGAGAACCCAACTTCAAGCACCTTCGCTGTCCCAAGACAAGTAATTTATCTCATTGCGCGGCTCCCTGTCCTCCACATGTCTGCGACTGTAAGCATATGGTGAAAACCAATCCACGCAAGGCAAAGAATATTGAACTCTGTCTACAATGAAGTGTGAATACTGTAAGAAGAAGACTCACTTGGAGTTCAAGTGCCAATGCGAAAAAGTGTTCTGTATACACTGTCGCTTACCCGAAGTTCACAAATGCCAAGACTTTAAGGCAGGTTCCGTTGTGGTAGTTGGAGCCGAGGCACCACCAAAGGTCGTAAAACTCTAACCGGTGGTGTTCTGGGTTCGGAAGGCAAGGACTCGGTCTCATCATCAGAGTCCTCTTCATCCTCAGAGTCTGAATCAAACCAGTCCTCGTCTATTGCGAGTACCAACGATTCCAAAATCATCGTCGCAGTTCCCGGTCCAATTCCTTCACGCGAAACTATAAACAGTTCTTTTAATTCAGGCTCCCAAGATTCGTCGTCCAACAGGTCGCCGACTTCTGAGGTGTATTCTACACAGAGAACCATTCTCTTATTTCCATTCTCTCGCTCTTGGAAAGTCACGTGGTATAACCTGTTCTCAACTACTTCATGAATATGATAATCTATATAGTCATCCAGCTCCAACTCCTCCAATACATCGGGTACGGCGTTCTCTAGGCTTCTCATTTTGGCTGGTGGGGAAGGGAAAAAGTGTTTTTGTTTGTTTTTTTCGTTTTGAGGACTTGGCACTCATTTATGCGGTCCTGTCTTTCCACTCGCACTCGTAAGAGCAATAGTCGCCGTTCCAGAGGTCGAAGAACTCCTGGTTACACCAGCCGCAGGGCACGTAGAGCTGGTGGTTGGGCGCCTCGTCAATGTACTCGGCACGGTGCCAGTTCCAGGGGTCCTCCTCCACCAAGTCCTCGTAGGGACCCAGCTGAGCGCAGTCGCGGCACATGTAGCCCACGTTGGTCTTCAGCGGGCTGATGCGGTGGCTCAGGCACATGCAGCAGTCCTGGTGGGCGTCCTTACAGCGAGCCTGGTAGCCGCGAACCAGAGCCTGAATCTTGGTCGCTGCGTTGCGGAAGCGAGCCACGATGCGCTTGATGTCCTTCTCTACCCAGCGCTTGGCAGAGACCTTGGCGGCCTCCTTGGCGATGAGCTTGAAGGTGGCCATCCACATCTTGCGGTCAGCCTCAGCAGCCAGAGCCTTGCGAGCCTGCTTAGCCTGCTCGAGGGCCTCACGGTCCACCCAGTAGGCCTCCACAGCAGCACGCTCAGAGCCAGCACGGAGCCGCTCGTCCAGCTCCAGCCAGGCACACATGTCCTCGTCGCCATACTTCCAAGGCTCATCGGCCATGTCGGTATACAGCGCCACAGGACTGGCGTTGGTGCGAGACACTCCAGTCGACCGGTTTGCATACATGCCGGTCATCATGTCACCCCATTGTGCGGTGGGGTAGCCTAAGCCTGTGATTGCCTCCACAGACAGATTGTCTCCCCGGCGCACCTCGCAAGGCACAACCGAGTTCACCCTTTTACGTGAGTCGACTCCAACACGGGTGTTTGCGGACACCAGCCGAGCATAGGTCATAGACGCCATGGTACAGACTGTCTTGGCTGACGCTCACAAATCCGTTTTGAAGACTTCGGGGTGGTCCAACTCTTCAAAACGGATTCTTGCTCG